TGCATCTTTATCATCCCCTCTCAGACGCAATGAAAAACATTTTAGTGGGTAGTTGTCCAACTCAGTGCGTTAGACGAACGACTGAAAACTGGCTAAATCCATGTCGGTTCGCTGCTGATGATATACCCGTGTCTTGTCATAGCCGTTGATGCCTTTGATGGCACGGACCTGTTCACCATTAACCGCCAAAACAGCCTTGCCGACTTCGATCAGTTCTTGAATCTGTTGCGACAAGTTTCGAGTATCAATCGTGGCCGTCTGAGTGACGTTGTTGCCACCATAGTAGGCGACGACTTGACGCATCAACTCCCACGCACGGGATGACTTCATGCTGTCCAGTGGGATTGCCATTTCAGCGCCCGCCTCGCCAAAGATTGACGGTTGAGTAGCAATACCACCGTTGGCATAGCCGTGTCCTTGACCCAAAAATGACAGGCTGTCGCCATAGCGATGCCGTGCGTAGTTAAGGCCGGCTAACAGGTTGTCAAAGCCATTCCAGATGTTGTTATGGCCGGGCAGTTTGTAGGCTGCAAACGTAGGTGGCTTGACCTGCATCAGCCCCATAGCTCGACCATCGCTTAAACCATCATCGCCACCGAGTGCTTTCGGATTACCACCAGATTCCGTTTGAATCTGCTTTAAGACTCTGCCCACAAGCGATGAGCTCAAGTGCAGCATGTCCAAAGCTCTGACAACGTATGGCCGCCATCTGTCAACGCCAGAACCGGCTGGATCAGCCATTTCCTGGAACTGCTTTTTAACCCAGTCAGCCATCGACTTAGCGAAGAAGACTGGCAGACTGGTATGCAGCTGAACGCTGAAGAAACCGCCATTGTCAGACTTGCCAGTGATGAAGTGCTTAAAGACGGATTCCATGAAGTCGACCGGCTTTTTAAGGATATCTTCGGCGAAATCAACAACGTCCTTGCCTTTATCCCACAAGCCTGCAAAGAAGTCGCCCACAGCACCATCAGCATAGTGGCTGATACCCATGAGCGGTGCCAGCTGTGCTGACCGTTCACCATCAAGCACTTCCGTTTTAGCCGGCAGATACATCATCAAGTTACGCTCTGGTGGGAGCATGACCGTTTCGCCGGACGGGAAGTGGACCATTTCCTGGAAGTTAGGACCAGAACCATCGTTAAGCAGTGCCACCTGGTCGTGGAGCAAGCCACCGCCCGGCGTACCATTGGCAAGCTTTCCAATCGAAAAAGTACCAAGCTGATGACTGCCGCCACCGACCTTGTCAAGAACCCAGTTGATACCTTTGATGATGCCGTTGATCAAGTTTTCAAACGGGCTCAGAATCCCGTTTAAAAGTCCCTTAAAAGCATCGTGGATCGGACTGCCGTTGGACGTGATCGTTTCGATAACGTGGCCAAAGTGGTCTTTCCAGCCGTTAAGCATATGGCCTAAGCCCGTGTCTTGGATGTCAGACAGCTTATCGTGCATGTTTGACAAGATGTTGGTCGAGTTGGTCCGCAAATCACTGGCGGTATTTTGGATTCTATTCGACGCATCATGCCAAAGGTTGGATGCGTTGGTCCGCCAGTTAGACGTATTGTTGATGATGTCGTTGTAGCCGTTGTTAAAAAGGTTGCCGGCTTTATGCATCATGTCCTGCGTGGTATTAGTGACGTTGTTGCGGATATCGTTCCAAGCCTTTTGCTGTTGACGTGCATGTTGCAGTGTCTGTTGTTGAGTCTGGGCTTGGCCCTGCTGATAGTTCTTTTTAACGCGATCCCACATGTTGCTGGTCCATGAGATTGCCGATTTAGCGCCAGACTCAAAGGCCTTGCCCATTTTGCCCATTGCTGACTTGGCCGAGCTTGCTAAACCGTTGACGAACTTGCGGAACTTTTTGTCATGCTGATATACGAGCGTCAAGCCCTGCACAACAAGCATGATTGCACCTGCTGGACCACCGACTAAGTCAAGTCCGGCTGACGCAATCTTGGCGCCGCGTCCGATTAAGCTGAGCCCACTTGAGCCGAGCTTGCCAGCTGTGGTTGCCTTAGTCCCCAGCCGTGTCAGACTGGTTTCGGCAGATGCTGTGTTGACAATTGCCTTAGTCGTCTTAGTCTTTGGCACCCGATCCAGACGCCGACTGTAGGCTTCCAAATCCCGTGTGGATTTGGCACCGTCAACTTGGATACGAGTGATCTTGCGGCTAGGGATGTTTTTGATCTTGGTGGCAAAAGCACCGATCGTTGAGCCAACCGTCTGCATGATCTGCAGTCCCTTAACAGCTACAGACAGCCCTTTAACTGCCTTGCTTGCCAGCAAGAGTGATGTGATCACTGCCGCAGTCGTCTTAGGGTACTTAGCCAGTTCGTCTAAAACTGGCAGCATTACCTTAGATAGATCAAGCATGACGTTGGCAAAAATCTTAAGGCTTGCCGCTGAACCAGTTTTAAACGAATCAAAAAACTCTTTGATCTGCGTATGGTGTGATGACACCACGTTGGCAAAGCGATCAACGGCCCGAGTAGCAGCTTCCATTCCGCCAGTCAGTGCATCACTGACGTTGATCTTTTTACCGCCAAAAGCGGTCGTGATCTGGTTAAACGCCTGCATCAAGTGCTGACCAAACTGAGTAAACAGCGCATCAGTACGCTTGTCTGATACCCACTTGGATACAGACTCGAGCAGTGGATTGCTCATCTGCATGAACGGCTGTTCGATATCGCCGACAAGGGCTGGCATACGGGACTTGATCGTCCGTTCCATACCAAAGAAGGTGCCCATCATGTTGTCGGCGGCTTCTTTATACTTGCCGTTACCGAGCTGTTCAAAGACCTGTTGGAACGTGTCGGCGTCAAGCTTACCGGCGTGCGCGATCTGGCGCATTCCGGCAACGCTGGTGTGGTAGTGCTTAGCCAGCGCCTCATCGATCATTGGGAAGTAGGCACCGATCTGGTTAAGCTCGCCTTGTGTAACCTTACCGGTCGCCATCGCGTGAACCATATCCTGTGATACGTCATTGATCTGCTGGCTGTTAAGCCCGACCGCGTCAGCCATGTTAAGCATGGAGCTGGTCAGCCCGTCCGCTTGACTCTTGGAAGAGTGCAGGTGGTAGAATCCTTGTTCCAGCTCGTCTACGACGTCAACGGCTTGACCGGTCTTGACTGACAGATTGTTGACCGTGTTGACCATATCCTGAGCCTTGTTGGCCGAACCGGTCAGCGTATCCCACGTGGCTACCATTTTCTGCTGAGTAACGTCATACTCTTGGCCCACTGGCGATCAGCTCCGTAAAGTGAGCCTGGATCGTTGCCAGTGCGCCAGAAAACAGGTTCGCCGCCGTGTTAGCCAAGAACATGCTGCCAAACGAGTGGCTTACTCGATCAGCCTTGCCTTGCAGACTGTCCAGACGAGTGCTCATGCCATCAAGCCACGTGTGTGGTGTAGCCTTCATGGTCTCGTTGAGCTCGTTGATCTTAGACCGCGTCTGTGCAATCTGAGTGCCAAGCTCTTCCACACGAGGTTGCTGCTTGAGATACTCTTGCGAACTCTCGCCCATCCGCTGTCGTGTGGATTCGAGCATCTGCATCTCGCGCTGTTGAATGTCTCTCAGCTGATTGATCTTGCTTTCCAGACCGTTGACCTGTACGCCCATTGCCTGGTACTGCCGACCTTCTGCCTGCAAGCGGTCTGCATGTGCCATGAACAGCGCCGATTGTGCCCGCATAGACGCGTTAAGCTTAAGCACGCCGCTGTTTCTGCAGTTCGAGCTGTTGCTCAGCTCGCTGTTGCTGAGCTTCCATGCTTGCCAGCTTGGCCTTAGCCTGGTCGACCTGTGCACCATAGCGCAGATAGGTCTCAGCCTGTTTGACCGTGCCCACGTTGAGCTTGCTCTGCTGACTTTCCAGTCGGCTGATTCCGCGCCAAGCGACTCGTACTTTTCCTTGTTCCGACCGGTAACATCATCAAGGCTGGCCTGTTCAGCCTTAAGCTGTTCGATGCGCTCTTTGAGTTTTAGAAACTTCTCAGCCGTTTCCTGGCTGATATTGTTCATCGACTCTTGCTTTTCTTGCAAAGCAGAGATTTTTTCTTTTTGTGCATCAATTGCACTGCCCAGACCGTCAAGCCGTGCTTTAGCTGCACCGGCATAGTCGCCGGCAGATCTAAGACTGGCCTCTTGTGCCTGCCAGGCTTTGGTTGATGCGTTAACCTCTGTTGTCAGATTGCGAACTGACTTAGATGCGTCCACCAAATCTAATGCAACCTTAGTCGCCATAACGTTGCTAATCTTAGCCATTGTCCGCTCTCCTTTCTCGTACAAACTGGAGCGGGTCGACAGCACGATCATCACGTGCTTTAGCTGACATAACCTCACCTAAGCGATAGTAGTCAGCATTCTCATACTGATCTATCGTCCAGTGCAGCTGAATCAGCATTTCCCGCTCGTTATTGTCCAAATCTTCAATCGCATTCTGCAGATGCCATGCGCGAGCTTTCCAGTTTACTTTTTTGGGTCTTCTTTTTCCTCTTCGGCGATCTGCTCATCACTGCGACCTAAGACACGCTGGCAGATGTAACCGACTGCGTCTTGCGTGGCTTCAAAATCCATGTTGTCAAGCTGTTTAAGCTGTTGCTTGTTGAGCTTGAGCATGGTCCCGAGAAACTTTGGCATTTCTTGAACCAGTTCCAGCTCGTCTTGTGCTCGCTTTAAAATGTCTTTTTCAGCTTGAGTCTTAGCAACCTTAAGCTGCATCTCGTAGACGCGCCGAACGTTGCCATTAGACGTTGACACGTCAAACTTGCGGTTAAATAGTTTGATATAAAGCTTCATCTTATCTCTCCTCTATCGACCGCCCTCATACGAGTACTGTTTGCTTTCGTTGGCGATCTTTAACCGTTAGTGTGAACTAGGCGCTGCCGTCTTAGCGTAGTCTGGCAAGATTTCCTTGAACATCGCGTCCTCATCTGTAAAGTCGGTGTCAGGTGGTGTCGTAGATCCGATACAGATCGTTGATGTTAGGATCATCAATCGCGGCAAAACTCAATGAGTCCGTTCACTGGCGTCTTCTTTGAGTCAGTATCCGAATCAAGCTTCTTGTCGCCGCCTAAGAAGTTGCCGCTTGGGAAACAGAAGTACGGTATAGCCGTTATCAGTCATATGCGGTGCCTTGAACGACACAGCCACCGACTGGCTTGTTGTCAGCCATCTGCCAACCAGTGCCCTTCTTTTCCAGGACCAATCAGCTTGGCATAGGTAGCCATCTTAAGGACTATTGACCGTCAGAGCAACCGTTGGGTTCAGCGGATCAGCATAGCTGTACTGAACCTGTGTTGTTGCCTGAGATCTTTTCAAGCTTAGAGCCATCCAGGCCCTTGATTTCGGCAGATGCCACACCGAGCACGTCATGGCCCAGTTCCAGCAAGACCGTTGTCAGACAGCCCGTTTGTCTTAGTCAACAAACTTTTACCGTCAGGTGGATTTAAGAAAAACCCACGCGGTTGTAATACCGTGAAGTAACATGTTTTGCCCTCCTATTTTTCGAGTTCGTAGTAGTCAAAGTAGTAGGTCTGTGTGACCTGATAAGTCTTGGGGTCAACCGTATGACCGTGATTGTCAAGCATCGTCCAGCCATTACGGACAAAAAGGTGCATCAATGATGTTTCAAAATCGTCAGGATCATCAGCATTTAGCGCATAAAAAATCTGGACCTCTACCTCTTTGTCGAGAGCGTGGAAGTCCAGATTTCCGTCAAGTGCCAGGTCGGTGCGCACGTCCGTGATCAGTATGATTGTCCGGTCGGTACGCGTGATCTCTGACTGTGGGATAGCGCCAATGTAGACAGCGTCAACGTTCTTAAAATTTCCAGTCTGGATCAGCTCTTTAGCTCGTTTCGTTGCCAGCATCAGTCGTCATCCCCTTTCTTGTCATTGATCAATTCCTGATACTTGTCGCTTTCAGCTCTCAAGACGGCCTCACTGGTCGCCTTGTCCTGCTGCAGGTTAGTGACAAAATGGTCGCCAGGATGCCCCTTATAGCCGTCATTTAAGCGCATCATGTTCATCGCATGGTAGTGGTTGTCCCACCCAACTGTAGATGCACCGTTGACCTCGCCATCCACGTCTCGAGCCATATACGAAACATGGTCAGCGGCGTGGCCATACGTTTTGTCGTTATGACGGGAGCGGTGCTTGGCATTGGTAACCGCAGTCAGCCGTTTAGCCATCGCCTTCGCGCCGGCTTTAGTGATTTCAGCCTGCTCCTTAGGCGTCAGATCAACCGAGATTGACTTGACCTGTTCGAGCCACTGTTCAAGAAACTGGCCCATCTCAATGTCGTCAGCCATCTTGACCACCCGCTTTATAGCGCTTGATGGTAATCAGATCGTATGACAGATAGGTATCATCGCGCACTGACAGGTCCACGATGCTGTACACCTTGCCGTCGATTTGTACGGCCAGCTTGTCGGTCAGCCGTTTGTCGTGGCGCACGGCTAGAATCTGAGTGTTCTCAAAGTCCGTGCCGAGTGTCTCGTACTTTTGACTGATCGTCTGACTGACCGCGGCATAGTGCAGCTTAAACTGACTGACAAAAGTTCGGCATCGAGATGCCCATGCCGTTTTCAGCAGTTACTAAAAGCACCAAACTCTGCGGTATACCGCATCTGATACGGCTGATAGCTATACGGTACTGTTCGGCTCGTAGCCATCTGCTCCCACCTCGCCTTTTAAGTGATTGATCATCATCTGTAAGCCAGTCGACATCCCGCCAGGTCAGTGCACGGTCGTAGTACAGCTGAGTGCACAGCGTTTTAGCAGCTCTGATAAAGATCGGATCCTGCTCATAGCTGGCAATTGGCTTGGTCTTGTCGACCGAGTCACGGATAATGCTTTCAGACTGGCTTAACAGGTCGGTGATCAGTTGCGTTGTCTCATCGGTTGCGTCCAAGCAGAGCTCATCAAGCATCGACTGCGTATCAATCATTGCTGATCACCTCCACACGCTTACTTGCCGGGAGTCGTGCTTGATACCCAGTTGATGACGTTCTTGTTGGCTTGGACAACGTCTTCGCGCATGTAGATACCCAGAGCCTTGTACCAGATGTCGTTGGTGTCGACAAACTGGCCCGTGATTTCGTTGGACTTAAACTTGATAACAGCTTTTTGCAGTGGTGCAACCACGATATTGACATCGCCTTGCTTAGCACTTGGGAACAGCGTGTCGTCTACGACCGTGACTGTCTTGCCTAAGATTGCATTGCCAGTGCCCAACGTTACGTTAGGTTGAACCAGTGGGCGGCCTTCAGTATCCTTCATTTGGTCCAGTTGAGCAAAGGCAGATTGGCTCAGCACGATTGATGCGGCGTTGCTGTCGTATGGCTTCAGCTTGGAGTCCAGAATCAGCTTCAGGTCGTCAATCAAGTTGGTTGGCTTAACTGCCGTAACGCCAGCGGTCAGCTTAGTTACGATCAGATCGTCTTCCGTGTTGTCACGCAGTTCGATCAGCCGAGATTGCAGTTCCGCTTCCCAGTTGTAGTCAGAGTCGTCGAGCAATTCACGCGTAAATACGTAGCGACCCGTGTATGTCTTAAGATTCCACAGGATTTCCGTGATTTCTGGTGACGTGCTGTTAGTGGTAGATTGCAGTTCCGTGTGCAGAGCCAGCTTACCAGAGCCTGGTTGGAAAACAGGCAGCTTACCGGTCGTGTGCTTAACAGCGATTTGCCGTACCAGATTGCCCAGACGTGGGAATTGGTGCTGTTCGTGTTCGGCTGGCAGAATGTCTTGTGGGATCAGCACTTGGCCGTTAGACAAGCCAATACCGCCAGTCGTGTTGTCACGAGTAATTTCGCCCGTCTTCAGAAAGTGTGCGAATTGGTCCTTTACAGACTCGTTTGCACCGTGTAATTCACGCATTTCAGTACCTTCTTTCATCTTTTCATCAGTAGTTACGATTGATGCATGCGGTTCAGACCGCTTTTCAATCTTTTCTGCAGGTTTTTCGTCAGAATCAGCAGAAACATCAGCAGAATCAGAATCGTCAGCCGGTTGTTCTTCCGGCTTTTCTTCTTTTTGTGGTTCTTCCGTCGTTTCCACGTCTTGCTTGTCGGTTTCGTCGGTAGTTTCAACATCTGCTTGTTCAGCAGAGCGCTGTTCAAGCTTGTCAGCTACCGCATCAGCCAACGTGCCGATTCTTAGTCGATTTTCACTTCGTTCTCTCCCTTCATAAACGCTTCCAGTGAGCGCTGTACGTCCACGCTGGTTTTGGTGTATGCCGGAATCGGCGTGATTGAGATCTCAATCAGTTGATCAAACGACCGGATATGGTGGATGACCTTGCCGTCGTTTCCCTGTAGCCACTTGTCATCGCCGATCTTAAAGCCGACCGAACAGCCTTTTAAATTGCCATTAGCCACGTTGGTGTATGTGTCACGGCCCAGTGTCGTATCAGGGAGTGTAGCCCGAAACCACAGTCCCTTATCATCAGCCCGCAACTGCAGATTTTCTGCGTCCGAGCGGGCTAAAACGCTGTTAAGGTCATGACCATACAGCAGCAGGACCTTTGACAAGTCAACGTTGTCCAGTGCGCCACGATCGATATACTCGACAAATGGCATTGGGACTGACGGCTGATCGTACAGCATGGCGTATCCTTCGACCGTCATACCGTTATCATCACTGCTCCGTGTCGTCAGGTCCGTTGTCAGCGTCCGTACGTCCGTTGTCGTTGGCACTCGTATCACCTCCTAGATCTTGATTCCCTGGCGTAGCCGTCTGGTACGTCTGTTTTAGTAGTACGCCACGATCAACCAGGATCTGGCGCGCATCGTCACCCGACAAGACAGGATTCTTGCTGTTAGTCAGGTTGACGATGTTGCTGATCAACTGCTGGTGGTCAATGTCGACTGCCGTTGAGACGTCCAAGTGCACCGGTACGCCAAGCTTGCTCGTAAGCTCGTCTTCAATCGGCCGGATATAGAGCGTCAGCGAGTTTTGATACAGGCTGCGGACCTGCTCGATGCTTGACTGCTCGTCCTGTTTGCCTGACAGATAGTCAGCCGGCACGCAGAATGCTTTGGCAATCTGGGCTTGGCTGAAATTGGTGTTGGCAAGCAGTTTGGCAATATCTGGGCTGACCGTCAGCTGGCTTAATGACAAGCCTTGATCAAGCACGATTGCTCGACCGGCATTTTCGCCAGAGTTGGCTTTTTCGAACTCGTTGCGGATGTTGTCTTTGGCCTTATCGTTAAGCGTCCCCTGTGGGATTGACAGAATGTTGGTCGGTGCCAGAGCATGCTTGAGTGTGCTCAATGCCAGCCGATTAGACTGGTCCTGCACGTCAATCTCTTTAGCCAGGCTCATCAGCGGACTGACACCCATATACTGTGATTCGCTCTGACCATTGACGAACAGCCGGAAGTGCAGCATGTTTGCCGACGGCACCTTATAGTCGCCAGAACGGTTGGAATCATCGAAATGCACCGTATAAAAGACGTCAGAGCCATCGTCATTAAGCGTGACGGTCACACGCTCCTCTGGCACAGGCTCAAGCTGAGTTATCGCACCGCCCTTGCCGTTGCGGTGTATCAGCATGTAGGCATTGCCGTTAAGTGCCATCTGAGCAACCACCGACTGCCACACGTTGTAGCCATTGATCAGCGTACCCATTGGATGGTTGAGTCTGTAGTCGACCATTGGAGCCTCAAACTGACAGGCTGCCACATCTGAGCTGATCCGGTAGACCACCGCAAAAACGTCAGAGTTGTTGAGTGCAGCACTTGCATTTACTGGTCCAACTGACACAATCTGACCGTTTGATGCCGAGAAAAAAGGTGACCATCCGTTCGAGCTAAGCATTATCGAACGTTTGATCACCGCTTTAAATGGATTAAACATTAATCATCACCGCCAATCAGTGCTGAGATCACACGAGATCCCAGATACAGTGCGACTGACAGTGTCAGCCAGCCTACCGCTACGTTGACGGCAAAGCCAAACTTGACAAAGGCATAAAGCGCTGCAACCCACAGCACTACGACCGCCACCGCCAGAATCAGCTTAAAAATGTTTTTAATCATGCAGTTATCCTCCTTTCAGAATGAAAAATCGTTGGTAAAGTAGTCGTTGATATCGTCATTTGACATCCCCGAGAACGGGTTTTTGGCATCGAATTTTTCCAGGCTGATATCGTCAAAATGAAACATTGCCGTATACCAAGCGTCAATCAACGCATCGACAAAGTCAATCTTAGTAGTCGCCTTTTCCTTATCAATCTTTACGCCATTGTTGTTGCCGTACAGCACGGCATTTTTTAGCGAGTACGTAATAATCGGATCATGGTCATACCTGATCGTGCCCGTATCAAACTGTTTGCGCAGATCAACGGTTGGCTCATTAAGATTTTGGATGACGTTTTTAACCGGCATCGTGTTCCAGTCGGTTTTTTGCTCAATCCAGCCGATCATCTTGGACAAGCCCCACTTGTCATAGCAGAAGTACTTGACCTTGAGCTTGTGAGCCTCCACGTAGGCCATCAGCCAGTCAAAAACTGCGCCATCATCGATATAGCCGTAGTCGTTTTTAGCGATATCACAGAAACCGCGCTTTTCGGCGTCGCGGTAGTTGATACCGTCCTGTTTTTCCTTCAAAACCACGTTGTTCTGGGCCCGTGCAAGTGGCACCCAGCTGTGTTGCTTGATGTAGTAGCGTGGCTTGCCGTTGTCCATATACGGGAAAACAAAAGCAATTGACGTATCATCGCTAAAGTTGGACTTGTCAAAACCCACGTAGCACTCGTGACCGTCAATTTCGATCGGTGCGTCATCAACGGCTGCCCGATTGATATCATCAAGGTCCAGATAAGTGTTCTGCTTGACCTGCAGCCACATATTGAGCGACTTGTTCTGAAACTCTGGCAGAGAGCCGTTCGCCATCTTGGTATCACGTTCAGAGAGCAGTGATTTCATGAGTTGATCATGCTTTTCGGGGCTCAAATCCAGAATTGGATTCGATTTAACCCACGTCTCTGGGGCATTGGTTTCATCAAGGCTGTCCTGCTCCCAGACCATGCACAGGTTGTCGTCTAACGAGCGGTCATAGTCGCGCTCCATGACTTCTTCCATCATTTGCTGGTCCTTGTAGAACTGTGAGTTGCTGTCCGGATAAGCCGTTGAAACCTGCAGAAAACAGTGGTTAGGTTCCTGGCCTTGCCCAGACGTAATCTTGCCGTTACCTTCGATGATCGAGCCGATATGGTGATCATCACCAACTTCGTCACCCACCGCAAACTGACAGTGGAGCGAGTCAAACTGACCGGACTTGTACGACATCCGCAACAGTCGGTTGTGTAGCTTTCGCGACAGGATCACGTCATGCAGTACGACGATTTCCTGTTGCTTAAACAGCTTTTTAAAAGCTGGCAACGTTGAAAGCTTGGTAAAAAACGACTGCATGTATTGGAAACCCTTCTGCGATTGGCTCGTCACCGGTGCCGTGTACAAATAGTCGTGGTTCATCTGGCCCTTTGACTCCACCAGAAAGTAGAAAGACATCAGTATCGTAGCGATATAGGTCTTCCCGTTAGTCCGCGCAACGGAAAAAATCGCCCGCATGTAACGGAGCTGGTCGTTGCTATCGCGCCAGCCAATGATCGAACACAGGATTTTCTGCTCCCACACCATCAATGGCAGCGGTTTGCCGGCATTAACGTCAGGAACCAGCTTTGAGTAGTTGATGATTGCCCGGCACTTGCTTAAATCGTAGTGATAGTTAAAATCAGGGTCTTCCGTTTGTCGTCTTAAATCCTGCAGATGCCTAAAAGCGTCAAGCTTGATCTTTTTGCCGGCTAACTGCCGGCCTTCCAGTACAGCAAAAGCATATCTGGTCGCCGGATCACGATACTTTTTAAAAATCTCGTTGTAACTACCGGCGTTTTTCTCGGTTTCATAGGCTTTTTCGACCGTCTGACCTTTCTTGGTCAAATCCCACTTGCGCATCAAAAGTCATCACCACCCGACAAGACGTCTGCCAGGCTTGGCCCGTCATCATCGTCGTTGTCAGCAGTGAGAGAGAGCAGGGATGCCCGACTAGTTGGCGTCAAGCCAAGCTCAGACGACAGCGAGCGGATCTGCCTGATTGCCGCATCCATCGTAGATACAGCCGGATTTTTCTTGAAACCGACAAAATCACGGTCGATAATCTCACCACGATTGTTCTGCACACTCTTATAGATTGGCGTCTGGATGCCGTTTTCCTGCACGTCATCAAAGCCAAGCCGATACAGCGCGATTGCTGAGCAGAGAGCCTCCACAGTTGAGCGGTCGGCATTCTTGATGATCGTACTTTGACGCAGAATCGGCGTGATTCTCTGCCAGGCTCGGCCTGCAATCGTGCCCTTCATGTAGTTTGGCGGTGACGTCTGCAACGGCTGCAGGTCTTCAGTCGCCTTTTCAACCATTTCGGTACGTCTGTTTTGATAGGCTTTGTTGTCTGGGCTCTTGGTTACCTTCATTTTGCGTGGCATCATATCATCTCCTTACTTTTTGTAAGCCAAACAGCCCCCATAATGCGAACTTTTATAACTGTCGTCGTCGTAACGGAAGGTTAATGTGCGGATTGCTCTCTTCTGAGCGCCTGTGGGGGGGCTATGAGCGTTTCAGCGACTGTCTCGATGTTTTTCCTTTGCGAGCTGTCGATCGATGTATACGGTCCATTTTTGGCGATTTAGATGTTTCAGCACGTTGTCGCCATTCGGCTTGGCTGCGATATGCTTTTCCATCTTGGTCTTAGCCAGATGTTCGCGTCTGCTCAGGCACCACAGGTTGTCGGTGTCCAGTGGATCCTTGCACAGACGTCTTGGTACCACGTGGTCAACGATCAGATCATGATCAGTCAGCGTGATGCCCGACACTCCCGATGCATACATGTCGCGATTGACCACGTAGTCACGCACACGCTGCCATGCTTGGCTATGATAAAAAGCATTGGCTACTTGATCACGATGCTCACGGTTGTACGTCTTGTACGACTCGAGCCGTTGCTTGTGTGATACGCTGTGATAGGCATCATGCGCATGCAGCTTGGCATGCACATCACAGTATCGCTGATCAAAAGGGATGATCCGATGGCATCTGATCTCACCGCATTGATGTACCTTTGCCATGTCAGCCATCTCCTTTCTAATACCGGCGCCTGGAATCGAACCAAGCCGAATGCTCCAGCAGCCGGCTGCCGTGTGGTCAGAAAGAAATATTTAATTATGAATGAAAAACCAAACTGCAATGGCCTTGCCACATTACTGTGGCAACGTATCCTGCAGGAATCGAACCCGCATCTTCCGCATAGCGGCTGCTCGCCCATTGAGCTAAGGATACATGATCCCGGCACGTTGATAAGGAAGCAATAAGTTTGCCGGGAACATAAAAAAAGCCAGTCGATTGACTGACTTTGAACATGGTTATTTATCTAAAGGAGTGTCATACTTAACCAAATCATCCATGCTACTACTATACGGCATTGTCGGGTCGCTCGCGGGTCGCTTTTGGTTCGCTTTTTGAAATGAGATCAATGGCATCGTCGCCTAAGCCGGCTCGTGTCTGCCAGTACAGAAACCGTTCGGCAAACTCGCAAAGCGCTTCTTTCTTGACCTCTTGAAAGCGCGTCTTGCCAAACCCACACTGACTGCTGACTTCCCAGTCCTTTAACTCGTCCAGGTAGCAGCCAACCAGGATCTCATAGCTTGGCTGTTTGGCGCGGTGTGAGCAGTTCTGGATTGCCGTTGCGATGCATTGGCAGACCACACCAGCAATCATGCCGTTGATGATCTTGTCCTCAGCATGGTTGCCGATCGTCCCACCACCGCCTGCCAGACTGAGTGTCGGCGACTTAAGGTCCGTACGGTTGCTCCCACAGCTTGAGAGATAGTAGTCCAGACGATTCTGGAAGAACCGTCTGACGTTACGAGCCGTTTCTTCGCGGTCAAAATCAACTGGCAGGTCACATGCCATTGTCCTCATCAAACCACACCTTTCGTTTTACCTTGTATCGATTGTGGATCCAATAGTTGCAGTGCCGGTCGTTGACGTAGAACTTGATGCTTGCCGTGTTCAGACCGACTTTGCGTGCTGCCGAATACATCGTCCGTACGAGTGTATAATCGCCATTGTTGCGGTCATAGACAATGATCTGCGAAAAATTACGCCGGCTTTTATCGATGATCTTTTTAAGTTCCGGTGTATCTCGGATCACATTGCCGATCATCTTAGCGTTCATACCGAGATACTCGGCAATCTCATAGACGCCCATGTATCGATGCAGACACGATGCGATCTCTGCCTGCAGACCATGATCGCTGTGGTACTTCTTCCAATCGTTCTCGCGAATCGTATCGCGAAAGTCTTTGATGATCCGAAAGTCTGGATCAAGCGGTGGTACAACGTCTTCAAGGCTCACGCTAGGATTGTGGAAAGCCTGCGGATAGTTATGCTTGAGATTGCTGAGCGCTTTGAAGAATCTCGGCGTGCAATGGTTGGTCATTTTTCTGCACCTTCTTTTTGTTGCGTTTCCGGCGAGTGTCACGGCGTTTGTGCTTTTTATGCTTTGCCATCGTTTAATTTCCTCCCACACATTGGGCAATACTTGATTTGCCATAAATCTGAGTTAGTCACGCCAACCGCAACAAGCAAATTGCCTTTAAGTTTGACACGCATTGTTTCGGTAATTCCGATATAGCGTCCCTCATGACCATCGCAGAAAAGGCATTTGCTATGCTCAGGGATATCTGGCATCTTTCGATCATCTGTTGGCTTTTTCACCGTGCCATTAATGCTTTTTACTATCATTCGTGGTACACCTCCCACATGTAGTAGACCAGTGCAACCAGCATCGTGATGACGATAATCGCTGAGCCGATGCCCAGTGCTGAAAAGCCGGTCGTCCAGTTGATGAAAATCATCCACAGCACACCGCCAGAAAACAGCATACTGCCAACGACTGAGCCTAAGATGATAAATACTTCCAATAAATTCATATAATCGCTCCTCGTTAAATTTAAAACGGTTTAAATTAGCTTTCGCCCACACATCGGACAGTAGCTGATCCGATTGGACTGACCAACGCTCGTAGTCTTGCCACGCTGATCGGTGACGGTCGTCATGGCGTCAAGCTGCGTCTTGTTGATCAGCTTGATCTCGGTACAGATGCTGTCGTAGTGGTACGTCAGCAGTGGTTTATGTTGCTCGCAAAACTCACACATTTTCGTACTCCCGATAGATGACTAACGCATCGTAAAATATGTAGGACACGTAGGAGTTGTCGACGTCGTCAATCACGTTTGAATTGAATTTGATATCCACGATGATGTAGTCGGGATGCTTGGCAATCCACTTGTTGATCTGCACGTCGATATGCGGCTTGTCAAAGTCTTCGGAAAATAGTTTTGTTTTAATCATTGTTTGTTGCTCCTAGAAAAAATCGAAAAGGTCATTTAATTCCTTTGCAAGCTCCGGATTCTGCATCTCGCGCTTGTGCCATTCATATAGTGCATCAGCACCCACAGCATCCAATATGCCTCTAGAACGAGTTTTACGATGGTGTGAACGGATTCCAGCCCGATGATGAAATTCCTTTTCAGACTCAACTAAGCCTTTGTGATTTCGTGCTCTCTTAGTCGTCATTATGTTTCTCCTTTATTGCCAAACCCGGGTCAAGCGGAAGTGTCACGAATTGCATCAGTCCTAGTGGATCCGTCTTCAAAGACTGTTGAATTCTTTCCCTCAGGATTTCATCTTCAAGCTCTTTCGCGCGATTATAAGCACGCGTACGGAACTTGGGGGCTCTTCCGGAAGCTTCCATGCACCGCTTGCTGCCAAAGCCTTGATGATCCCAAGATTTCAGCCATTTCCTGCGCCCAGAATTAATGATTACATCGATCTCGTGTCGCTTTGCCCGCTTGCTACTCATCGTTTGTCCTCCTAGTCAATAATCGTTGGCTCCGAAAACTTATCAGCACCGATATCACTAGCACAAAACTCAGATGTTTTAAACAAATGAGCCGTCTGGAATTGGTTGAGGTGCTTAACCGTTGCCTCAATAGCTTCTTCTTCGTTTCTGGCAATCACCACATGGCTTCGGCCACTAAATTTTGGAATCACTTCATAAATCTTCATCGTTCGTCCTCCTTGATAAACACGCTCCATTTTGTTTTGCTGCGCATATCGCCTAATATTGGTTGCTGACCAAATGCTTTAAAAACTTCTTTAACGGGTATTTGGTCCTCGTTCCACTTAAAAATCAATGTCCCTGTCGGTTTAAGAACACGCATAATTTCCCGAAATGCTTCATATTTTTTTGCAAGCCACGATGATTTGCCAGCCCGAACAAGATGCGGTGGATCGAATACAACCAAATCAAAAGTTTCATCATCAAATGGGATATTCTTCCAATCAGCTTGAATGTCTGGGCTAATTTCAATACGACGCTCATTGCCGCGATCCATTGCTGTATAGGTAGCCTTTCGAACATCCATATAAGTAGTGTGCGGTTCTTGTTTGTCATACCAAAACATTTTGCTTCCGCAGCATACATCTAAGATTTTCACCCTTTCATTCGCCTTCCCTTAAACTCAATCCAAGCGTAGATAGCGATAATTGCCTGAACCAGCTGCCAGTCATGTAGTGCTTGTATCTCTTCGCTATCGACTTTCATCTTGCAGCCATAGCGTTTGCAAATCTTATCGACAGTGCCATCTTCTCGCCAGGTTGGCACGAAACAGCCGAGATTAAATGCCGTATACCCGTCATCAGTGAAGTAGTTTCCATCGACTTTGCGATAAATCACGATGCAGTCATCAAGTGGGTCAACAAAATTGGTGTCGTACGCAATCCAGTCCACTTTGCCATCTTTTAAAATCAAACGCTTTTTCTCAATCAAGGCCATCTATCAATCACCTTCACAACAAAATCCAATACCCAACATGCCAGGCCGCATATGCAGCCTATATCAAATATCTTTGTGCCAAGCTGATAGTTGAACCAAAGTACACATGCTGTTCCAACTATTATCGCGACAGTGTTGGCAAGCAGTAATACGCTTTTAATGCGATTAACAACCTTAACGGAATGCCGTTCAGCGTTCAGCCTGTCATACATGAGCATGCATACAGTAGTTGGTTTCATATCAACAGTATTCGCGATGTTCACGACAAAACGAATGGCAATCTTCAGCAAATCACGGCCAGTAAACTCTTTCGGCAGCTGATCAACAAAGACGTCCCAAGCCCTGTTTGACACTTCGACTAGTTCTTTGTCAGTCATCATCACAGCTCCTTTGTAATGATCCATACTTCCTTGCACAGCAATGCAGACCAAAATACGATTGCAGCTGTCTTCAAAATATTCATAACGACTTCTCGTTGATCCCAGACCAACCAGATAGCGGCCGCGATCATGCAGAAAAAGCTGATCACAAGGGCTGCGTTTATAAACTGTTTCATTTTTGTTCTCCCTTACAACATCACTAAACAAATCAGCAATGCATTTGCGAATATGATCAAAGCGGTAAAGGCAGCTTTGTCAGCCACCTGGCTGTCGCTCCACGTCATCCAAATAAAAGTCACAATAACGGCCAGCCAACTGGCTAATAGGAATGCCACCGAAAAATATTTCATTCGTCATCACCTTGAATCAAACCGCTTGGGAAATTTAAAGAATAGCCATCTGCAGTCTTGGTATACCCGATTCCTTTTTTCATAAAGAAATAAAGCTCGTCTGGGTCTAGTTCTAAGTTATTCGCGGCGTCCAGAAAAACTCCGTATAGGATAATCAACAATTCGGTAGCTTGTAGTTCTGGCAGTTCATTGGCCGTGTCGCTAAATGCGTAGAGGGCTTTTTGTGCGGTTTCTGCAACCTGTTTAATACGTTCTTCTTTAGTCATGATGTTCACTCCCATATCGTGATTCGACCATGCAGACAAAATATTCTTGCCTGCAGATAATCGTCTTAGTGTTGGATAATTTCTTAGCCGTTGTTCCTACAATGTTTTTGATTTTAAAAAAACCGTCTTCAATCTTCAGAGTGTCGTTTGGAGTAACCCACACTTGTGGGCACGGCTTGATACCTGGAATCTGTGTGTAGACGTCAAAGTACTTAGCCATGATGCTCCTCCAAATCATTGATCCGCCAGTCCAGGATGCTCAGATACCCACACATGAGCAGCCATTGGCGATTTAACAGTACTAACTGTCGATCACTGACGGTTTGTTTTTTACGCTGCTCATCTAAAAACAGCGTTAGTTCGTCTAACCGAAAATGTAGATCGTCGCGTTCATTTTCCAAACTAATTAAATCCATAGCCTACCAATCCTTCCTTGACGATTTTCACCGCGTCTTCTGGTGAGCGTGCAATGCCGTGTATGATCCGTTGTGACTCTGCAAAAATGCGATGAAACTGGATCTGGTCTTGACGTGGACGTCCACGTTGAGTTTTAACTTCGATGTAAAAAATCTGATTGTCCGACCATCGGTATCCATATAAATCGGGATGGCCCTCAGGCACGCCGGTTGTAAAATAGCGGCCGTCTGCCATTTTTACTCGTCCGACGTTAACGCGAAACACCGTGCACTGACTGCGTGACAGTGCCAGGCGGATGCGGTCTTGAATTAAATGCTCACTGGTCATAGCTCTCTCCCACAGCATGGGCAATAACTAATCAGCATACGGAATTCTTCATAATCTCCATCAATGATCAACAATCGTTTATGGCGAAGGTCAAGTTTTACTTCAGCGCCATCTACTGTTAACGACTGGCCAAACTCAGCATCGTTATAACGGTCATAGCAAAAATAACAATCTCTACTAATGCCCATCAGATAATCAGTCGAAACACAGAAAAAACGTGCGATTTTTTTAACTACTTCATAATTGCTCATTTTTCGTTCTTGGCGTTCATACTTAGACAGCGCGTCTGGCGTAATATCAACGTCTGATTTTTCTTTTAGTTCTTTTGACAGTTGTTTTAACGTTAACCCGCGATTTTTACGCAGCTCTTTCAATCGATTCATATTTTCCCCTTTCTGGACACTGTGGGACACTTCCTGGACAGTAAAAACATCCTATGTGTCCCATACCAAATCTGTTGACGCTCTAGCAGGTAAACATGTTTACGGGACAGTGGGACACTATTTTGGACCAAAAAAAATAAACTCTCTTCTATATAGCTATATATATCTATACTAAATATTATTTTTTTATATAAATATTAGTGTCCTAGTGTCCCATAAACGGCTGAATCCCTTGTCGATCTAAGTTTTAGTCGTGGGACACATTGAGAAAAATAGTGTCCCATTGTGTCCCGTAGTGTCCCATTACTTAACGTAGCCACGCATCCGCCGACCATCTGGCAGGTATCCGCGACCTTTTCGCCAGCCAAAGCGATTGATCATAACGTTGGCAATTTGATTAGCCAGCTTACGGTTAGTAGTCAAATCACTAACGCCCATCTGCAGTGCGATTTCTGATGCTGTAACGAACGTTCTATCTTTAAACGCACTGTCAAGCATCATCTCGATCTGATCTTCAACTTCATCCGTGTACATGAAGTTTTCGCGCTGCTCGTTAAGGACTGCTTCTGCTTCTTCTGACAGATAGAAACGAACGATTCTTGCGATAGTCGCTGACCACCTGGCCCCAGAGCTGTTGCACGTACTCTGCCGTCAAGTCGGTGACGGGATGAAACTTTTGTGCTGCCTTCGATACGTGAATCGGCAGGAATCGGCGCTCGCCAGTCTTGTCTTTCAGGTAGTACAGCTCATTAGTCGTCCGTGCCATGACAAAGTTCTTCGGGAACCGTTCGGCAGTATGACCGTATGGCTTGCGGTACTCGAACATCTGCAGCGTGACGAACTTTTTAAGCTCCTCAAAGCTGCTGTTGCTGGTGGCGGTCAGCTCATCATCATTGACGATCAGCGACCGGCGCATGACTGCGAAGTCGTCCTTATCGGTAAACGACAGAAACTGGTCCGTGTAGTAGCCCAGTGGGGCAATTTTCTGCAAGAACGTGGTCTTACCAGCACCTTGCCCACCTACCAGGTCGAGAACGAAGTCGAACTTGACCATCGGGTTGTAGGCTTTAGCAACGGCACCGCGAAACCAGATGTCAGCAATCAGATCTGTTGCCGGCGTCTTCTCAACGCCAAGATAATCACTGAATACATTGTGTAGACGATCATCCCCGTCCCACGCTTTTTCAGCTGCGTCAAAATACTCTTTGACTGGGTTAAAAGCATGTTTGGATGCAATCACGCTGATTGCACTGCGGATACGGTCGCTGTTAAAAAGCACGTGGTCATAGTCGACTGCTCGTTCGATATATGATGCAATCTCATCAACATAACGGTCTAACAGTTGGCCCTTTGCGATATGCAGCTTAGGGTTGTCTTTGACGACTTCGATTTCGCCAGTAAATTCGTTGAACTTAAACATATTCTTAAGCTCAGGATCGTTGTCCAGAATCAGTTCGATGTTCATCAGACTGTTGGTTTTGATGTTGCCTTCCTTGTTTCGACTAAACGGCAATGCCATTAGTGAGCCAGGCTTAGGCTGTTCCTGCATCTCTTTAAGCCTTTCAGCGGCTTTTTCGTCAAAATCAATGACATCATTCACTGGTATCACCTCTTCTCCTAATTTCTTTATTGATCATTGAGTTAACGGTTTTAACAACCTCGTTGTCCGATAGGCTGTGTTCCGTATTTTTGTTGGCAATCCTTGCCAGCTCCAGGACGATTTTTGGTTCAACGTTGCGAAACAGCAAGGCGCCGGCAAACGATGCCAAAGCGTTGTTGCGTCCGCCAGTCTCGCCAAGCCCAGTCACGATCTGCTCAAACAGCTTTGACGTCTGGGTCTTGCCGGACGGCTCATAGCTTGCCAGGTTGATGTCTGACTTAACCGGTTGAGCTTTTTCTTCGATCAGCTTGATCAAGCCTTCATCAGGTTTAGCCATTGGCTTGCGATTGAGCCACTGATAACGATTGCCATCAATCTCAGTCGGTGCAACCACGACGTAGTTGTTTTTGTGAGCCTTGATGTCCACACCTGGCAGAAACCCGATGTTTTGTGTGATTCGCTCTTTTGGCTTGGCAAAGAAAAACTGATAGCCACCGTGCGCTGTACGCTGGCACAACGTGTTAAACCATTCGTTATGGCCAAGTCCTTTAATGGACTCCGTGCCGTCATCACCATCAGTGTGGCGGTCAACATCAACCACGAAGAACTTGTCGGTTTTTAATGCAATCCCGGCATAGGGATGCGTCAGCCAAAAGTTTTTAATCTCGCTGGCGGTTAATGGCTTACGGTCGGCAAACTTGATCAATGGCTGTTTGTTGACCACTGGTATCACGCTGAATCCTTTGTCAGCGTACTGAACGGCAAAATTAACTAGGTTGATCATGGTATGCACTCCTTAACGGGCATCCCACCCGTACGATGTTTTACGTTCACTGACGCTTACTTAAAATTAGTCAAATGGCAGGTCATCAGTTGACTTGAGATTTTGGTTCCACTGGAATCCCTGTGGAGCTTGTGGAAGTGGTTGCCCTTGCTGTGGTTGCGTTCCGGTTTGCATTGGTTGAGTTGGTTGCTGTGGCGTTCCCGTAGGCATAGCAGCGTTAAACTGTTCCGGCGTAGGCATCTGCATGGTCTGCTTAGCTGGGCCGAAGTCGTAGTTGCGGTATGGACTGCTTGGATTCTTTTTGTTAGGTGATTCGGTGATAATCATTGTCAATGGCTTGCCTTTGTACGGATACAGTGCCTGAGAGATCTTTTCGTAGCAATCAGTCTCGTTGCCAGCAAACATATCTGGCGTGATTGCCAGACCTACTTGCGCTGCCAACTTGGCGATCAGCTTGATGTTCTTTGATACGACAAAGTCTGGCATGTCGGTACCGTCCTTCTTCTTCGTGGCAAGTGATGCCCGGACAAATTCCTTACGACCAACGTACTTGCCGTCGATGACCGTCAGCACGAATAGCAGACAGTCATAGCCGGAATCGTAGGCGCGGTGTTCTGCTTGCTCCAGAATCGTGTTGTACGTCCCGGCTGGCAGTTCTGCCTGACCATTAACGTTGTCCTTCTTGGCGTCAAAGTTGCTCAGAGTTGATGCTGCTAATTTACTTAAATCCATTGTTTATACCTCTTTCTTATTTTTCTGGGAACATGTTGCGGCAAGACTCCAAAAGCTGCCGAACTCGTTCGTTGGTGATGTTTTCTGGCTTGTACGCGGCTCGCCGGTCGGTCACCTCACGCGTATACGTTTCAGTGCCGAACTTCTGCGTGTGGATAACCAGGTCGCAGTTACCGTTGACGATGTTGTAGTACTTCGTCTTAAGCGACGGCTTAGCCTGCGTACTGCCAGTGCTTTCATTTGTGATCAAAATCTCTCGGCTGACGTAGATGACGTCCATCGGCAGTGCCTTAAGGTTGATCACGAACCGTTGTAGGATTGTGTTAAACAGTGCATATCCCTTGCCGTAAGGGATGTCGCTTAGTGCCTGTACTCCATTACTGAGACAGATTGCGTCTTCGATCATTACGCAGATGTCGTCAATGACGTCCACGATGACCGTCTGAAACGTTGTCTGTCCCGATTGGAGTTGCGTCACAACTGAATCAAGCATCTCAATCGCTGATACTTCGAGTCGGCCGTCAGTCCCACGTACGTTGCGGATCTGAACAGCTGGCGTCGTCCCTTGATCAGCATTGCCGTCTGTGTTAAGTGACAGCGGATGTGGGAAAAAGCTTGAAAAATATGACTTGCCGGACATTGTTGCGCCCCAGATGAAAAAGTTGTGGGGTTCTGGATGCGGCTGTACCGGCTTGTCTTCTGGCAGAATTAAATCCATTGTTTGCTCCTTTCGTTAGGCCCAACCGCGATTCTTGGCTTGGTACCACGCCCAGCCTGGCTTGAAACCATGCAGCTTGCCATAGGCTTTAAGCTCTTCAATACTGGACAATTGGCCGACCGTCTTATCAGCGACCGCTTGCATTAAGCGATTGCCGATAATCTGCTTTGCCATTGCCACGCGGTGGTCTGCTTCATAGCGTGCATTTTCGGTTTCCTGGTCAATTTCAACCAGGTCAGTTTTAACCACCTCGACGGGCTTGCAGTCCTTTGTGATCTTGAATCCACATTCAGGACAGCAACCGTTGATGAGATCTTTCAACTCCCAGACCATCATGCATTGATTGCATTGGACAGTAGGCGGTGTGGGATCAGCTTTCTTGCGCTTCTTGCTCGTCACGATTGCCTGTTCCCAGTTGCGATCAGCACTTGGCGTGCCAAATCGTTTCCAATTTTCCACGTGGTCAATGATGACTGCTTCCTTACCTACGCGCGGGTTGAGACACCGCATGGCAAACTGCAGATACAGCGCCAACGATTGTGTTGGTCGGACCATGATCACGCAATCCACGTTTGGCAAGTCGACGCCTTCCGTAAATAGGTTGACGTTGACTAGGATTTTGATTTTCTGGTCGCGAAACTGTCGGACCAGTTCATCCCGTTCTTCTGCCGGTGTCATACCGTCGACTTCAACTGCACTGATGCCGGCTTCGTTAAAACGGTCGGCGATCAGCTTGGCGCTGCTGATTGAATAGCTGTAGCAGACTGCCTGCATACCTTTAGCGTGCTCGTTGTACTGCTCAATGACATCCCCGTACACCGCCTTATCGATAGCCTCGTCCATTGATTCGCTGGTGTAGTCGCCAGTGGACGATTTTTTAAGCTTGGCAGTGTCGATATTTGGCATTGAAAAGTAATGGAATGGTGCTAAATATCCATGATCTGTCAGCCATTTGATTGACTTGCCAGGAATAATCGCATCAGTGATCTTATCCAGCTGATCATGGCCAGTCCGAACCGGCGTAGCGGTGAACAGCAGGACATAGGCATCTGGGAATGCCTTAAGGATCCGCTGATAAGACTTAGCGATAGCATGGTGAGCTTCATCAATAAAAATCAGTTGCGGTTCAGGGAGTGTTTTGACTCGTCTGGTTAGTGTCTGGACCATTCCCATTGTTGCCAGGTCCATATCAACGCCATTGGCCTTAAAGGTAGCAATGGCTTGATCCAGGACCTCTTTGCGGTGGATTAGAAACATGACGCGGTTGCCCTTGCCAGTCGTCCGCCTGGCAATATCAGCCATGATGACCGTCTTGCCAGTGCGCGGTGGCTGCTGGACAATGATGCGCTTGTTGCCACAACGCATACTGTCTAAGATGTTTGCGATCGTTTCAGACTGATACGGCCGCAGCTTAAAGGTCATTTAATCACCGCCTTCCGATTCGGCTTAAGCCATGCGCCGGGAATTTCAGCCCCAGCTTTCAGCTCTTTATACAGCCGATTCTTGTCCGGCTTGCGTTCGACTTTGGTATGCTCAACGATATACTCGTCAGGCAGATCATCGTTGGTCTCTACGCTCGCCTTGAGATTGCGGATCGAGTAGATGTGGTTATCAGTAGCAACCTTCTTTTTACCGGCCTGGTCCAGAAAGTAGGCCATGAATCCTTTTAAGGACTTAATCCGGTTCTCGGTTGCTTTTTTGTTTTTAACGACCTCTTTTAACCGCTCTTCTTCCTTTTGCAGAACGGCTAGATCATTTTCGTAGCCTTCCATGACGTACTCCATAGCGTCGAGTTTGTCTTCGACTTCTCCGTCAATGGATTCCAGCGTGTCGTGCCAGATATTTTCATCGATTTCACCATTGTCATGCTTGGCGTTAACAAAATTGATGACGTCAATAATTTCGTTAGTTTTCATCCTTTTGTACCCCCAGTGCTGCTTTGACTTCCTTGACTTTAAGTACTGCGCTGAGTGCCTGATACTCGACTGACTCCAGATCGTCAATCGCTTCATCTAAATCTGTCATCACCGGTAGCATCCTACTCAGATCCATTGATGCATCGAAAAGTAAACGCTCGGCGTTTAAGATTTTTTCGAAGTCGTCTTTGTCGAAAATCATGTTATAATCACCTTGTTAAGTTAATTTTTGTTGGCACTACTGGCGGGTAGTGCCTTTTTTGTTGCATAAATCGATCGTCATTTGCGTTGCAAACAGTACGATCCAAACGACCGCACACCAATTAGCCTTGATGAAATGGTTGGTCATCCACAGATGAACAAACCCACCACTCAGCAATGACCAAATCAATGCTTTAAAAGCTCCCATCGTTTCACCTCCTCTTCCAGCCGGTCGATCCGCCGGCTTAACATCATGTGGTCAACTACCATTGCCAGTAGAATTAATCCACCGACAATTGGTGCGAAAACGTCCATTCGATATCAATCCTTTCTGTTACAATTTGCTCATGAAATAGAAAGTTATTAAGCTTCCAAGAGCCCCACCTATAACGCTAAATAAAATTGTTTTTAGGATTTGAATAAATATTTTTTTATTCATAGTTAAACCTTTCGCAATTCTTTTAGGAGCTGTGCTAACTCTTCTGGCGTTAGCTGGCTCTTTTTTAATTTCTTCAAAAGATAGCTGCGAACAGCATTGAATAGTTCTAAATCCATTTACCTCACCTCCTTTGCCGTCCAATCAATCTCATCGTGGTGCTCGTGCATCCACGCTCTTGCATATGGCAGGTAGATCTTAGTGATCTTGCCTTGCCCATGCGCACCGACAACCCAAGCCTTGAGATTGCCGTTTTCAATTTGGACCTCGGGAAACTGATCGAAAATATATAGCCGGATCCAGCTTTTAGCTTTTCCAGCAAACAAGTCAGCCCGGATATCCTCCAACTTTACCCAATCTTGATCAGGCTTAGCTGGAGATATCAGTGGCGCAACCTGTTTGGCCAAACTAAGCAGGTCCTGCTCAGTTAAAGTGAGTTCCATTTTCTAATCCTCCTTCTTCCTGGTTGTATACTTAAGTCATCTCCTAGTGAAAGGAGGTGAACAATGTTGGAACAAGACATTAAAATATCTGGCGGTGTATCAATAAACACACCAGACGAATTGCCGACAATCGAACAATGGCATGAAAATGGTAATTTTGTTGAAAGGTATGAGTATTCAAATGGTTGGATTCTAATAATTGAATGGCATGGTAAAGATGCACATATTGATTCAAATATCTTATTAACTAATTACCCAGATGGTTCTGTAGGCCCTGTTCCTGGTTTGCCGAAGAATCAAAGTTTTGTTGATCGTCATAAGCCTTAAAAGCTTGTGGTTTAAAGACGATTGACTCTGCATCAACATAGATAGTCCCTTCATTAAGTTGAAGGCGACTATTTTTTTTATTCCGTTCTGTCATCTTTGTCCTCCTACAGTCCTAAATCATCGTCTTCTAAGCACTTAATCATCTTCCAAAGATCCTCGATAACGATACTGTAGCCTTCGCTCGCAAGCTCCGGATATGGACACCCGTCATCTGGGATTTTGTTAATCGCATCAATAGCAACTAAAAGCGCCTTAGTTTTATAAGCTTCCACGAGTTTTTTATTGAGCAGCTTCATCTCTGCTTCGTTATGAGTCATCGCTATGCTCCCTTCTGTGTGGTGGTGATCAGCGGTGCGATCTGCTCGGCTAAAGCCTGCAGGTCATCCTTACTTAAGGTTAGTTGCATGCTCATCATCCTCCGACAGTCTCAGCAGATAAGGGATACTTACGCCGAGATAATCAGCCACAGCTTGCAGCCGGTTAACTTGTGGCACGGACTTGTTCCACTTCGAAATGGTTCCGTTGCTCAGGTTCAAGTCGTGCTCTATTTTGTAGATAGACTTGCCTTGATCTGCTGCTAAACTTTTAACAGCACTGTAGATACTCATAGTTGCCTCCTTCCAGAATTATTTCTTAGAAATAATTCATGTAATATTGACTAATAATAGAAAACGTTCTATTATTAGTGCATAAGAAATAAAGCCATATTGCACTATGGCTCATCTCTTATTAGCTTTGGTTCTGTGCCCTTGTTTCAAGCACAAAATTATAGTATCACAGAACCATTTCTAATACAAGAGCAAAAATAGAAATAATTCTGGGAGATACAAATATGAACACTTACGAAATTATAAAATCACTCGCAAATGGCCGTAAAATGACGGTTGCTGAGCTGGAAAGAAAACTCGACTTATCTAATGGATCTATATCAAAGTGGGCTAAAAGTACACCTAACTCAAAATACTTAGAAAAGGTAGCGGACTACTTTGATGTCTCGGTAGACTATTTGCTAGGCCGTTCTGCTAAACAAGTAGAATTTGATTTAGACAAAGCTATCGATGAATCACGCAGTTTCGATGGCAAGCCAATTTCTGATCATGATAGAGAAGTCGTAAAAAAGATCCTACGTGGGTATTTTAACTAATCTGAATGGCGGTGATAGGCATGGATCTATCAATTAAAAAGTTGCTTAAACGATATAACATTAAAGTGGAATGCACTAATGAAGTAGAATTTACCGCACGACTTTTTAATACGCCAAAAGGCATGGTTATCATCATGCATAGCGGCATGCCTGACGAAATGGAAAACCAAGTAATCCTGCACGAAATCGGGCATATCAAAAATGACGGCTGTCAATCATACCAAGACTGTCGGTCAAGAATAGTTATGGAAAAGGATGCCAATGAATACATGCTCGGCAAAGTGGTTGGTGACTATATCAATGATTGTGATCCAAGCGAGCTTAACTCAATCGATTTTTTAGAGCGCCACAATCTTAGTCAGTCTCTTGACTATACTGTTCGAAATTTAATCCGCAAAAATTGTCCAAATTCTGATGACATTAAAAGCTGAATTTATTGGGAGTGATATTTATGATGATTTTAGGTTTTCTATTTCTGTTACTCGCCGTCTGGTACTGGATGCGCAATCGTGACCGCAAAGGTGGCATGATCAGTGCCCTGCTCTTAGCGGTGGTCGGACTGACTATCATCGGCTTTACCCACGCAGATAACGTGGACAAACAGCGAGCTGCGGAATCGTCATCGATTGCATCATCAAAAAAAGCCAAGTCCGAGTCAATCTCAGAATCAAAAAGCGAATCCTATGACCAGGCTATGGATGATGCTACATACACTGCGTTGGCTAAAAATCTGACCAGTCAAATGGCCAGCGACTCCACGCTCAATGGCTTTAAGATCGCCTACAAAGACGGCCAGTTTGAAGTTACCGTCCCAACGGAAGTGGCCGCCATGACCGACAACGAGCAGAAGGAAGTCTACGGCAGTGTGATCAGTCTGCTTGAAAGCCACAACGCTAATGCGCCAGTATCGTTTTACGATCAAAACGGCAATCCGGTTGCTCGCATGACGTTAAGTGGCGGCGTCAAACTCTACAAATAAAAAAATCCCACCCGCGCAAAGCGAGTGGGGAGATAGTTTGAAGTACTGCCATTATACCACAAGGGAGTGTGCATTATGGCGCAAATCATTAAAAAAGGTCCATCATGGATGGTGCGTGTCAGCATCATGGATGAGGACGGGAAACAGCATAAAAAATCAAAGGCCGGCTTTAAGACGAAAGCAGCAGCTAAGGCTTATGCTGCCAAAATGGAGTTTCAAAAAACCACCGGTGGTGTGGCGCTGGAGTCTGGAACGCTATTTCCCGACTACTTTAACGACTGGTTTAACTTGTATAAGCGGTCCAACGTCACTGAGCGTACGGCACTGACCTATCATCAGGTCTATAACGTGCTTAAGCAGTATCTCAACGTGCCGATCGAAGACATCGACCGCAGACGATATCGGCAATTTATGGTTGACTTTGGCTCAAATCGTGCCAAGTCGACTGTGTCAAAGTTTAATTCGCTGATCCATGCCTGCGTCAAGGACGCTATGTATGACGGGGTTGTCCACAAGGACTTTGTTGCATCAACCGACTTGGTTTTTGACAAAGACAAAACACGTAAGGTTGACTACCTATCAATCGATGAGATTAAAAAACTGGTCAGCTATCTCATCAAAACTCGTAACGTGCATTTTACGTCAAAATACATGATACTGACTGCCATCTATACCGGAGCCCGTCTCGGCGAGATCCAGGCTTTGACGTGGAACGACGTCAAAAACAACACGATCAGCATCAACAAGTCCTGGAACGAAACCACGCAGGGCTTTCAGCCGACTAAAAACGAATCGTCCAATCGCACCATCAGTGTGGACAATCAGCTAATCTCATTGCTAAATGAATTACGTTTTAATGATAAGCAAATCTTTGCCAGCCAGTATCATACCATTCCCACTTCCGCAGCCGTCAACAAGACGCTGCGCGAGTCATTAAAAGCATGTCATATCAAGAGACGTGGTTTTCACTTCCATAGCTTGCGTCATAGTCACGTGGCCTATCTGCTTAGTCAGGGTGTGGATCTGTATGCGATCAGCAAGCGATTAGGCCACTCTGACATCACTACCACATCGCGGGTATACTCGTATATGATTGATGAGTACAAGAATTTAACCAACAGTCAAATCATCAAAGCACTAGGAAAATTGTCGAGTGTCTAGGTGTCTATATGGTGTCTACACTTTGCAATTTCTAATGATTACTAAAACCCCAAAACCTTGATTTAATAGGCTTTGGGGTTTCTAGTTAGTTATAGATATCTCTGAAAAAGGAGAGTACAGGATTATCAAACGTTGATATATCAGTGTTTATAGGCGTTTTGTGTCTATATGGTGTCTACTAAAAACGGCCGTCATAAGACGACCGCAGCCCCACTTGTGGTGGGGATAACTTTTTTTAAATATAAACTTTCTTATTATATCATATCGATGCAGCAAGCGAAAAGTCGGTGCAAGATCATCTGAAATTGCACCGATTATCCTATGGGCCGTTCTAAACCATCTATTTCAATAAGTGCATTTGGCCCGTTGGAACTGTGGACCAAGTTGGCCCGTATTTATTAACAAAACCAAAAAAGGACGACCACCTGGCCGCCCTTTTGAGTACCTATATACTGACTGCCACAACAGACAGTTTATGAATACTTCGTTAGATCTCACAATATGTAGGTTTTACCTCTACATTCATTTTAATAGAATTAACCCTTTTTGTAAATGGCAGATTGCAAGAAATAACTTGAACGAATTTAATGACGTAAATTAAACAGGAAGATCTCGATTGGTGTGCGCCAGTTAAGACATTTAAGTGGCCGAGAATTCAGATACCAATTGATTCGAACCAGCTGGCGATCGCTCAGCTCTTCAATGGCTTGTCCCTTGGGAATAAACCGTCGCAAAACTCGATTACGGTTCTCATTACTACCGCGTTCATGCGGTGAATAGGCATGGGCAAAATAAACCTGAGTACCTGTTAGCTGTTCAATTGTCTGGTAGTTAGCGAACTCTTTACCATGATCCACAGTAAGCGACTTGAGCTTATCTTGAAGTTGACTAGCTAGTTCAAGTACGGCTTGAGTCATGGACTGACTGTCGCGACCATGGAGCCGTTTAACAATTGTCAGGCGACTCTTACGCTCCACAAAAGTCGCCACAGCTTGACCTTTACGTTTGCCAGAAAGTACGGTATCAGCTTCAAAGTGGCCGAATTCTTGGCGAGTTTCGACTTTATGAGGACGCTCCTCAATGGAGCGGCCGTGACTGAACGTACCACGCTTTTCTTTAGCACGACGACGACGAATTCCATGATCAGGCAAATCGGGTAACTGTACATCAAGCCATCCTTGATCAATCCAGTTATAGACCGTCTTGTAGGCAATCCCAACTACATGGGCAACTTGTTCAGGGGACCACTTCTGGACTTGAATCTTTTCCTCAATCAAGTGCTTAAGGCTTTTAGTGAGTGAAGACTTCCGCCCCCGTTGACTAACCTTGCGTTCAAAGTCAGTTTGCACTAGTTCAGCTTGATACTCACCGTTGAGCCGGTGAAGTTCGTTAAAGACTGTGGTTTTACTAAAGCCTAAGTAATTAGCGATGTATCGTAAGGAACGTCCTTCATTATGAAGCGTTTCAATGACAACGCGGTTCTGGAATGATAAAATAGTGGTGCCCATTAAGGTCCTTCTTTCTAATGGAATGTTGTGGTAACACCATTAAAGACCTTGATGGGTTTTTCTGTCCACTTAAATGTTCAACTTAAATTTTACAATCTGCCAAATGATTTTATGTACCAAAATGCTTCCATGGAAACAGTTCACGATTTCTGCAAAACCGTGTTATTGCATTTTTTAAGGCATATCTTTCTTCTTTTGTTGAAAAATATACATAATTAATCCCATTTGACATGAAATCAGCTATTTGAATTCCATAATCGCAGTGCGATTCCGGATAACAGATACTTAAGTTAATATCGCTGTTCCTCTCATAAATGAGATGAATGTTTAAGTAATCTTTGAAAGAATTGCCACTAAAAACTTTTATGTCTCGTTTGTCAATATTTATTGATAGATTTCGACAATCAGGATAGGTATTCAAAACATCATCAATTACTAATCTTAACCAATAATTATATGATATTGCCTTGTCCCTAAACATACTATCTTTGAGCCATTTTTTATCTACTGTAATATAAAAAACATTAATCTTTTGCTGCGGTAGCCCTCTAATTAACTCAATTCTTTCCTCAGGTCTTATTCTTGATGCCTTTACCTCACCTTTAATCCAAGTCTTGTTAGGATGGTTCTCCTTGACTTTTTTACAAAGCCTTTTCATTTTTCTATGAACACTCTTCTCATTTGAGGTCGACATTACTACACAAGCAATCGTAAAATATCTACCTTGCCCACGTCCAAGGTTACCTGATTCGTCGACATAAATTGTGAGATCTTGCATTTATTTATCCCTTTCTTGCATATTATATTAATTGTATCAATTCTTACGATTTTTTTAAATTAATAAAAGCCGAGTGGTTATTGCATTATCAGTAATAACCACTCGGCTTTGTTAACTTAAGAGGCGAATCCACCTCCTTAAATTTTATTTGAATGTTCCGTAAGGCGTGCCAGTGTAGGCATTCCGCACTGCGATGTAGCCATAGCCGTTGCCACGCGGTTGACGTACGTAGACAAACTGGTTACCCCGCGACCAAGCATCATACTTGATCACACTACCAGCCGGCAGAACTGCAATCGTAGATGCACTAGGCCGTGCGCCCCAACGCAAGTGTAAGGTCGTATTGCTGATGAACTTGCCGTCTTCAGCGTGCCAGGTGTCGCCTAAGTTGTCCGTCCACGTGGTCTGCGGATTGACGACCGGCTTAGCTTGGTCAACTTTAGGCTGCGGTACTGGTGCAGGGTTGGCTACGTTGGCTTTCGCAAACTTGTCCCAAGCCGCATCGTCCAGGTACCAGATAGACCGGTCCATGTCGCCACCGGTATACTGCCAGCCAGTGATAAATTTAAACGCCCCACTGGATACCGCCATGTTAGGTACCGTCCAGCTGTTCCACGTCATGCTTGCATACTTGGCAACCCACACGCCACAGTCGTTGGCACAGTTGGCAACCTGAGCCAGTGCCGACTCGGACACATAGATGACACACCAGACACCAGTCCGATCGTGGACCCGATCAACAAACCGGCGTACCCAAGTCGTGTTGCCGAAGGCGCTGTTCTGGTACCTTTCCCAGTCGATGATCAGCATACCAGTACCGATATAGCCCTTGATGTTATCGATAAAATAGTCGGCCTCTGCTACCGGGTCGCCGCCACCGGCATAGTGGTAGTAGCCAAGCTTTTTGCCCAGCGACTTAGCCAACTCTACCTGGTGGTTGCACTTCGGGTTGACGTAGCCCGTACCCTGTGTAGCCTTAACGATGACTGCCTGCGCGTGGCTGTCTTGGATGATACTGTCCGATGAGCCACTGTATACGTCCACACTATACATAGTCATACTTATTTGCCTCCCTTATTTTGCTTAGCGCCAGTAATGGCGTTATAGTCCGTTGCGTCATAGTCTGACTGGAGCTTTACCAGAATCTGCTTGATCTGTGGCGGCAACCACAGCCCCATCTCGCCCCAGTTTTCCGTGATTGAAGTCAGGTAGTTGATGATATAGCCCCATACGATCGTCTGCGCCAGCCAGGCATAGCCCAGACTGATCAGATATGGATAGATACTGATGATCGTCACCAGTACGATTGTGTGCTTGACCAAGCCAAACAAGCCTTTAGTCGAGTTGGTCTTGCGGACAAACGCTGCACGAACATAGCCCGTGATGACGTCTGCAATCACGCAGCCGATAAAAGCAACGATCAGCGGATCATCAACCATATGTTTTACTTGTTGCATCATTAAGATATGATATGGCATTCAAATTTCCCCTATCCAGCCGCCCCGTGTGGTGTGGTACTGTTAGCTTTCTCTGGCGACTATGTTTAGTTAGCTAGGCTTGGCTAGTATCCGTGCTCGTGGATTCGCTGGCACCGGCTGACGTAGACGTGCTTGCGTCCACGTAGTCCTTGCCGGTGATTTCCTTATACTGATCCTTAGTGATCGTCTTGTACTGCACGTAGCATTCGATAGGGAATCCCCACAAGTAAAGCGTCTTGACAAAATCAAATTCACTCATCATAATCTCTCACTCTCCTTAGTTAGTCGTAGTCGTGGATTGTGCCTTAAGCTGAGCAACCGTTTGGCCAAGCATGGACACCATCTGCTTAAGTTGCGCGTTGTCCTGCTTGATCTGTACGTTTTCAGCGTTAGTTTTGGCTACCTGTTGCCCCAGCAGACTGATCATCTGTTGCTCAGCAGTTGGCTTAGCTGGAGCTGGCTTGTTGAGTGCGTTGATTTCTTCCTGCGTCAAGGTTTCAACCCACGTGTTCTGTGTGGTGTCAAACTTAGGCTTGTACATACCGCGACCGTCCTTATCGAGTGGTGCAACGGTTGTTTCTTGCGTCAGCAGTGGCGCGCCGTCTGGGATCAGCACTGAGCCGTCCCAGTAGCCGTTGGCGTCATAGTGATAGGCCGTGACGAGCTGGTCGCCACCGACCCACTTTGTACCGTTAAAAAACTGGTTGTTGTCAGTAGGTGCTACGCCCGTCTGACCGTCCGTCAGTGCAGTGCCTTCAGCGACGCTGATCGTGCCGGTAAAGGAATGCAAACGGTCAGTCGTGTCGTACGTGTAGACGAGCACTTGCTTTGCGTTTTCATCCGCCATGTTTTACTTCCTTTCTGTTAGTTAGTCAAAATAATACCGAAATGCACCGATGTAAAGGTGATCGTTTGCCCAGAGACGTTTGATAGAATCAGACGTTTGCTGTCTGGACTATAGTTTAGCCACAATGGGTAGCCATTATTGCTATTTTCTGCATATCCATATCCCACTACAGAACGCCCATAACCAGCAATGGATGTAGGCAGTTGAAGTACTTCATTAGCAGTCTGTCCAGTGATTGAGCCATTGGACTTGGTGACAGTGCCTTGAATCATCAAGACACTCTGACCGCCTATCTTGCCTAAAAAGTATGCACAGTTGGTGTTGGTGTAGCCATTGATCGCCGTTAAACCAGAGCTTACCCACGTGCCGCTGTCACGGTTGCCGAGTTCGCTTAAATCTGCATTTAAAACATTAAGCCAGTTCTCTTGTCCGTTGTTGATTAAATTGATTGCCATTTCTATACCTCCTTTGGCCAGAACGTTACACTGCGCCACTTAGACCAAGCATTGTTTTCATATCCACGCACAAAAGCGTTCTGGTCAGCGTCCGTGAAAACCTGCAGCAAGTGTGATGCATTGCCATGAATGCTAAGCATTCCTAACTTTCCATTTGGCAGATTGCCAGCAGAATTCGTCGTTACATAGTAGCTCATACCAGGCGTGGTCAACGTGTTGAGATCGTTGCCAGTATTCTGAGCCACCATATAGCCTTTTACGTAATTCTGCATATCAACCGTTGTTGGGATGCCCTTTGTGTTGATCAGACTCGTTGCTGTCTCCAATGCTGACTGAGCAGACTTAAGTTGTGCAGTTAACGTTGCAATGGATGTACCATTGACCATTTCATCAGCTTTTGACTTTAAGTCATTGATGATATCTTCGAGCCTGTTACTGTAGCTGTCATGCAGCGTATTCAAACTAACGGCTTGGTCAAGTACGTTGAGATTGAAGTCTAGAGTAGAAATCTTTTCGCCAGTTTCTGGTTTAGTTACAACAAAAGCGCCTTTCATCGCACCTGGATTCTGAAACATTTCTGCTGCCCAGATTACAGTGAAAAAGCCTCGTTTAAAACGGTCCGACTGTGCAACTTCTTTTGCACAGTTTGACATTACAAATGCCTTGCCCTGACTGTCGGTTGCTTCGACTTGGAAACCATATCCCGTCATGTCGAATGGTCGCCCGTTCATTTTAAGCGCCAAAGGCATCGGTGCTTGGCTGTCGCCAATACGGCCTTGGAAATACGGTGTCAAGTCTACAACCGATCCATAATTGGATTGTGCATCGCGCACCAAGTCTAGGACAACACGCGTATTAGTGTCTGCCATAATCATTCTCCTTTCATGTCATTTGCATAGCATTCAAGCTGTCCTAGCAGTTCAAACGCTCTTTTAAAGTCATCATCTAAAACGGTCTTGAGCTCGCTGAAAGTTAACGATGTCGGCATGGCCACACTATATAGCGGCGTCAGTGGCTCACCATCAGCATCCCAATCAATCAGCTGCTGCTTGTTGTATAGCGTAACCAGATTGTTGATGTCATAGGCCATACACTTTAAGACTCGAAACATCCATAGCCTGACATTGCGATTAAGCGCAGTTTCATGACATTCTTCTACAGTCAGTGTTGGAACGCTAAGCTCATAGTCATCATTAACTTCTATTTCCAGCTGATATAGGTAGGTAATCTTTTGGTATACAGCAGTGATACTGCTTGTCACATAGCCAATTAAATCCATCAAAGATCGCCTCCCTTAACTGCGTGGCCAGAACGTTACGCTGCGCCAAGTTGTCCAGGCGCCATTGTGCTTGTTGCGGATATATAGGTTGTCAGAAACCGTGTGCATGGTCTGAGTGATGAGTCCGCCGGCGTTAATGACTTTGAGCAGGCCAGTCTCGCCGTTTGGCTTGCCATTAACACTCGTTGAATTAACGCCATAGTATCCAGACGTTGTTAGTCCATCACACGTACCAGAAGTAACTGCCGTGACTGCAAACGGGTCTGTCAAAACGTCGTTAGGATCATCAACCGTCATATGCCAGTGACCATCACTTTTGTTGATATACGGCTTATAACTCTTCCCGGACATACCGGTTGCGCCAGTAGCGCCCTGTTCGCCTTGCACGCCTTGCGGGCCTTGTGCGCCTTGCACACCCTGCTTGCCTTGCGGGCCTTGCACACCTTGTGCACCAGACATATCAGTGACCAGTGATGCCTTACCACCCGTCCATACAAACAGCTTGGCGTTGTCTGCGTCATTGACGGTTGAGTCGATAATCGCAAAGTCGCCTTCGCTTAAGTCGTTTGGCCCGTTAGCGTTAAGCAGTGCTACGGTTGCATAGGTCTTCTTAATGCCAAAAGGCTTGCCGGCCGGCCCTTGAATCCCTTGTGGGCCTTGAATACCCTGTGGGCCTTTAGGACCTTGAATGCCCTGCTCACCTCGTGGACCAGTTTGACCAGTATCACCTTTAGGCCCTTGGATACCCTGTGGGCCAGTTGGACCACGATCACCAGTAGCACCAGTGTCGCCCTTAGGACCTTTATCGCCTTTCGGCCCTTGAGCTACGATGCCCAAGTCAATGTCAGTTGTTGCCAATTTTTCATCACCTTCCTTAACTGTGTGGCCAGAACGTTACTTGACGCCATGATTTCCAAGCGTTACTGCCAAACTTTGTCCGCACCCAAACATCACCAGAGTTAACTTGGTAGATTGTTTGCACGATCATAGGGGCACCTTTATACACGTCGACTTTCATGACGAACCAATCGCCCATATCAGTGCCGGTAGTCGGATGATTAGTGTAGTTAGCCAACGAGTTAGGCATGTAGTACTTGCCCGTAGTCGTGTAGTTGTTAAGGTCCCCGCTTGATACAGTCGTTGTATCGTCAGCATTAGGTATGCTTGGCTTGCCCGAGATATTAGCCCACGTCAGGTCGGACTTGTTGACCTTGTTGTTGAGTACTGCTGCATTACTGTTAGCTTTGCTCAGTGCACTGTTGGCGGTATTCTGAGCGTTAGCGGCTGACGTTTTGTTAGCGTCAATTTGTGATTGCGTATCTTCTGGAGCGGGTTGCCAATCTGGGAAACTATCGCCAATCGTTAGCATTGACTTATCAATCGTATATGATATATCGCTAGTATCTTGTCTCATAAACCGGATAAAGATTTGACTAGCAATTGGCTGATTCGTTGGCGTTGTAATAGCTAACTCATAGTATTGCGTATCAGTCGTATTTGCTGGAACGGTAATAGTGCCAAAACTAACATAAGGACTTGCCCGCCAATAAATAGGAAAAGTTCGAGCAGTGGATAATGCTTTTGATGGTTTTAAAAAAAAACTAAATCTAGTCTTATTATTGCCATGACAATAAGCATTAGCGCTGAAAACATTGTTATATACCGGCCAAACTAAATCGTAGTTATCCGTACCGTTTGGCGTCATGGTGATTGATTCGGAGTTCTTGATATAGTTTCGACCGCTGGTTTTTAGTCCATCTACCTTAGCATTCACGCCATTTGCAACGTTCAGCGCATTGGTAGCAGTGGCGTTTGTTTCGCCTTGAACGCCTTGTGGAATCCCCATGTTAAGCGTGTAGGAGCCATTGCCACCACTTAAATTCGCTGTAGGTGTCTGGTCAGGTTTCAGCTTAGTTACCGTCCCAATTTTTAACGTAGGAGCCGGGCCGGCATCGCCTTTCTCGCCTTTAATCGTGCCCATCTTAGGTTTGATCAGCGTCCACATATTGTCCCCATCAGCGTTGTTAAACAAAAAAGCACCCGTAGGTGCCAACTTAGGAATTTTATTTTTCCCGTCTGGGCTGGCAACCAGCATCTCGCCACCTTGTAGCTCGGTGGTGCTATGGTCAAACCCGACGAAAGCACCAGGCTTGATCGTATAGTTGCCGTTCGGGTCAGTTGGCTCAACAACCGTGCTGTCCGGCGTTTTGATCAGCTTGCCGGCAATGTCAACGTCCTTGTCCAGCGCGCTTGCGTAGCTGCCTAGACCAGTCTTGCTGTCATACTGCCACATGTCGGCATTGCTTGGCTGACTACTGCCCCACGCCGCAATCCAACGGTACACGCCCTGCTTAACGAGTGTCGCGTTGTCAAACTTAGCGTAGTTGCTTAACGAGCAGTACAGGCCTGTGTTCCAGCCATAGCCCGCCCACCGCTTGCGGAACGACTCGAAAATGCTTGGCCATGAGCCGGCAATCGTGCCTTCCATGTCCAGGAAGTAGTACACGTTCGGCTGGATGTTTAGGCTCTTGGCATTATTGACCGAGTATTGCAGTTCGCCGTCTACGCCCTCGTAGTAGTGATAGACATGGACAATCAGCCCAGCTTTGGTCGCGTTGGCAATGTGGTCTGCTGCGTGCTCATCACGCGTTACGCCATGACCGATACGCACGACAACCGCTTTGACGCCATTAGCTTTCAGGTTGGCCCAGTCGATACTAGTTGGCTGCCACTCCGATACGTCAACTACGTTTGCTGTTGTCAAATGCCTTCACCTCCGTTTCGTTCCACGTTTTCTGCGCCTGGTTGTTAAACTGTGCATTGATGATCATGCTCTTAGTGCTGTCACGATAAGATTTGAGCTCTACTTGCTGACCGCGCTGATAGTCAAGGATGGTCTGCAGATTGCTGTTTAACGTAACCGTAGTTTTGTTGGCAGCACTATCTGGATAGCTTACGATGCCTACGACACCGGTCTGAGTAGCATAGTTTGCCGGCTTGATTTCGACTCTGACCAAATCGCCAGGGATTGCATCCCCAGTAGACGTTAGTTCAAGGCTAACATCAGGATTAGGCTTAAACTGCGTCTCAGCGTAAGCTTTCATCTGTTCTTTGTCTGTTATCTTATCACTGGTGATGTCATCGCCTTCGTACAGGCCCCAGCGTTTTCTACTTTCTTCGTCAACAAAGTAAAATGGTGCGAAATAATAGGTACTTTGGCTATCAGTGTTAGTGATTTCGGCGCTATCAACTGTCTGAGACGATCCACCTACGACCTTAGCCATGTCATCATTACGCTCCCACCACGTCGGCGGATAGTAACTGATAGGCTCCGTCTTGCATACCTCACCGGGCTGTGGCTCATAAATCATAGTATTTTTGTCCAGCGCCATACAGATGTGATGGCTGGCACCATGTGGGCCATAGAAGCCCATGTCGCCCGTCTGCACCTGATCACGGCTGATCTCGTGGCCGTAGGGTTCCATAGCAACTGTAAAGGCTGGTATGTTGATGCCAAAATCCTTGTAGACTTGGCTGACAAAGCTTGAGCAGTCCATACCAGAGTAAGGATTACCGCCTCGTGCA